ACACGCGAGAAAGAAGAAGCTGCCAAACGTGTCGAAGCCGACATGAACCATGAACTTACAGACGTGATGGTCGAGTACCGCCCTGAGCATGAACGTGCGTTGTATTCGCTAGGGCTTGCGGGTTCAGCGTTTAAGAAGGTGTACTTTGATCCAAGCCTAAACAGACAGGTTTCAATCTACATTCCGGCAGAAGATGTAATCGTGCCTTATGGCGCATCGCATATTGAATCGGCAGAGCGCGTGACACACATCATGCGTAAGACTAAAAACGAGGTTAAGAAACTTCAAGCTAGTGGCTTTTACTGTGACGTAGACTTAGGCGACCCAGAGACATTTCACACTGACATTGAAAAGCGCAAAGCCGAAGAGGGTGGTTACACCCTAAGTGACGACGAACGCTATTCGTTGTGCGAAATTCACATTGACTACTGCATCCCCGGCATTGACGATGAAGATGATCTTGCCAAGCCGTACGTCATTACGATTGAAAAGAGTACCTCTACCGTTCTTGCTATTCGTAGGAACTGGAACCCAGAGGATGAGCTAAAGCTCAAGCGTCAACACTTCGTGCATTACGTGTATGTCCCCGGATTTGGCTTTTACGGCATGGGGTTGATTCATATCATCGGAGGATACGCCCGTGCGGGTACTTCTATTATTCGCCAGCTTGTTGATGCTGGCACTCTTAGTAATCTTCCCGGTGGTCTTAAGTCTCGCGGTCTGCGGGTAAAAGGTGACGACACCCCCATTGCTCCGGGCGAGTTTCGTGATGTAGACGTACCAAGTGGTGCAATCAAAGACAACATCATGATGATGCCTTACAAGGAGCCAAGCCAAACGTTGCTAACTCTCTTGCAAAAGATCACCGATGAGGGTCGTAGACTCGGTGCAATTAGCGACATGAACATCTCTGACATGAGTGCCAACGCACCTGTCGGGACAACACTAGCTTTACTTGAGCGCACGCTCAAACCGATGGCGGCAGTACAGTCGCGTGTCCACTACGCGATGAAGCAAGAGTTCAAGCTGCTCAAAGCGATCATGGCAGACTACGCGCCAGAAGAGTATGAGTACGAACCAGACCAAGGTGAGCCAAAAGCCAAGAAATCTGACTACGCATTGGTTGAAGTCATCCCAGTAAGTGATCCCAACAGCAGCACAATGGCGCAGCGGGTGGTTCAGTATCAGGCTGTACTGCAAATGGCACAACAAGCACCACAGATTTATGATTTGCCACAACTTCACCGCCAGATGATTGAGGTGCTGGGCATAAAGAACGCTGATAAGTTAGTTCCGACTACTGAAGATCAGAAGCCCAAAGACCCTGTTTCAGAAAACATGGCAATTTTGATCGGTAAACCGGTCAAAGCGTTTATCTACCAAGACCAAGACGCGCATATTGCATCGCATACGTCCTTCATGCAAGACCCAATGATTGCCGCAGGCATGGGTCAGAACCCGATGGCACAGCAAATGATGGCAAGTTTGCAGGCGCACATCGCAGAACACATGGCGTTTAGGTATCGCAAGCAAATTGAAGAGCAATTGGGGGTGACTTTACCTGCACCAGACGAAGAACTGCCAGAAGATATAGAAGTTCAGTTGGCAAGGCTCGTGGCAGACGCTGGCAAGCAGTTAACACAGGTGCATCAACAAGAAGCCGCGCAGCAACAGGCTCAACAGCAGCAGCAAGACCCGTTATTTCAGTTGCAACAGGCTGAAGTACAGCTTAAGAAGGCTGATATTGACCGGAAAACGCAAAAAGACCAAGCAGATGTGCAATTAGCCGTGGCTAAACTTGAATTAGATAAGCAAAAGCTGGATATTTCGGCTGAAAACGAGGCAAATCGCCTTGCATCGCAGGACAGAAACGCAGAAAACAGTCAAAAACAGGCTGCAAATAGCCATAAATTGGACTTTTTAAAAACCTATATGGCTCCAAAAAAGGGTGAATAAACATGGCAAATACCGTCTTTGACGCGCTGATTAAAAAGTTAAACGAGCATAAAAGCTCTGCTACTGAGTTCATGGCTGATGGGGGTTGTAAAGACTACACCCATTACCGGAATATGTGCGGACTGATTCAAGGTCTAAGCCTCGCACAGCGTGAAATCCTCGACCTAGCGCGTAACTATATGGATGATGACAATGACTGAACAAGTCGAAGTAACCGAAGAAGAAATGGAACAGCAGCTACCTAAACCTGTTGGCTACAAGCTTCTAATCGCACTCCCAACAGTTGAGGCAGAATTTGACTCTGGGATTCTGAAGGCGGAACGCACGCTTAACGAAGAGCGGATCATGACAACTATTGGGTTGATCTTGGATATGGGTGCAGAAGCCTATAGCGATAAAACCCGTTTTCCAAATGGCGCTTGGTGTAAGATTGGGGATTATGTTGTTATTCGTCCACACACTGGCACACGGATTCATGTCAATGGGCAAGAGTTACGCCTAATCAACGATGACAGCATCGAAGCTGTTGTTGCCGACCCGCGTGGTATTACGCGTGCTATCTAAAGGATAAATTATGGCAATGGAACCAGTCGAGTTTGGGTTTGAAGACCTAGACAAACAAGACTTTAAAGTTGAGGTTGAAGGTCGCGCTTCTGAAAAAGAAGTCGAGGTCGAAATCCCACAGGATAAAAAGCCGGAAGTAGAAATCGAGATTGTCGATGACACGCCGCCCAAGGATCGTGGTCGCAAACCGTCTGATCCGCCAGAAGACCCCACAGACGAGGAACTAGAGGGCTACTCTGAGAAAGTGCGTAAACGCATGAGCCATTTAACCAAGGGCTACCATGATGAACGTCGCGCAAAAGAGACAGCTTTTCGTGAGAAAGAAGAGGCTATTCGGTACGCCCAGCAAATCCTTGAAGAGAACAAAAACCTAAAGGGTACTGTTGGCAAAAACCAAGAGGTTCTTCTTGAACAAGCCAAACGTGCTACAGCGGGTGAGGTCGAGCAAGCCAAAGCCAAGTACAAGTTGGCATACGAATCAGGCGACTCTGATGCCGTTGTTGCAGCGCAAGATGATTTAACTGCCGCAAAGATTAAAGCAGATCGCATAAATAATTTTAAGTTACCTACTGTACAAGCACCAGAAACTGAAGTACAAAGACAACAAACCGCCCCCGCTCAACCTCAAGTTGATGAAAAGGCTGTGAATTGGCAACAAAACAATTCATGGTTTGGTTCAGACGACGAGATGACGAGCTTCGCTCTAGGGCTGCACCAGAAATTAGTAAAACAGGGTTTAGACCCTCGCTCAGACGAATACTACGAGAAAATCAATTCTCGCATGCGCCAGGTTTTTCCAGACGAGTTCGATGCAGATGAAGAAGTTGAGGTTGAAAAACCACGGCAGAGATCAAATGTAGTCGCCCCCGCAACGCGCAGCACCGCGCCAAAGAAGATTGTGCTGACCCCCACTTCGGTAGCTCTTGCCAAACGGCTTGGAGTTCCACTTGAAGAATACGCCAAACAGGTTGCTTTAGGAATGAGGAAATAATCATGGCTCAAAATCGTTTACCACAAGACATGCAAACTCGCGAAACTGATGTTCGCCCGCAATCATGGGTTGACCCAGATAAACTGCCTAGCCCTAAGCCTCAGGCTGGCTGGTCATTTCGTTGGATTCGTATCTCTACACGAGGCGAGGCTGATGCCACGAATTTTTCGTCACAGATTCGTTCTGGATGGGAACCCTGCAAAGCAGTCGATCACCCCGAAATCCAAATTCTGATCGTTGAAAATGCTCAGTTTAAGGACAATATCGTGATTGGTGGTTTGATGCTGTGCAAGCAACCAAAAGAACGTATTGCAGCACGCGAAAATTACATTAACCAAAAAAATGATAATCAGATGCGTGCTGTTGATAACAACTTTATGAAAGAAAATAATCCTGTTATGCCGCTTTTTAGTGAGCGCAAATCACGGGTTAGTTTCGGTTCCGGTAATCAAACATAGGAGTCTTAAATGGCTTATCCAACTGTAAGCGCCCCTTATGGGCTAAAGCCGGTTAATCTGATCGGTGGTCAGGTATTTGCCGGCGCAACTCGTCAAATGGAAATTGCAAGTGGCTATGCTACTAACATTTTTTATGGCGATTTAGTAAAACGTGTTGCAGCAGGAACAATTGAAAAAGACACCGGTACGGCTACTGCTACTCCTTGCGGCGTGTTTCTTGGTGTGAGTTTTACTAACGCTTCGACTGGTCAAGTTCAACAACAGCAATTTTATCCAGCGAGTCAGTCAATTAAGTCTGGCACAAAGATTTTTGCAGTCGTTGCTGACGATCCAGACACGTTATTCCAAGTTGCTGTAGTTTCAGCTACGACCGCTATTACCGGTGTAGGTATTTCCGCCATTGGTAACAACTCAACG